TAGTGCCGATGGTGAAGTCGACGCTGTCGGGTGTGTGAATGCAGGAGCCGGCGCCGCCAAAGAGTGCCGCCCCGCTGCCATACTTTTTGATCGCGGTATCGATCTGCGCCCCGATGAAGGCCGTCCAAACGTGCGCGCCGCCGCCGGCATTGCTATCTATGAATGTAGTCGAGCCATCGGGTTGCTCGTCAAAGTTCAGCATCACCTTGGTGAACAAATCATTCCTGACCGGTGATCGCACTGCTCCGCTGATGGGCTGCGATCGCGGCGGCTCGGTGTGAACAGCGTCGGTGATCTCGTGGATGTTGCCGGTGACCGTGTCACCACACAACCAGCGGCCGAAAGCGTAGGTGCCGCCGATGATGCGCGAACGCGATTGCAGATAAGAGTCGCGCTCGGCCCAGCGCTGCGTGTTGAGATCGAACACCCATGACCAAGTCAGTGACGACAGGATCAAGAACGCATGTCCGCGACTGATGAAGGACGAGAACTCCAGATCGCGTTTGTTGGCTACATCTTCGATCAGTCCATCGAGATCGGGACTGCTGATTTTTTGCGGCGTGTAGCCGTTGAGCATGACGACAGTGTTGTCGTCGGCGACCCAAACGAGGTTGTGACTGAAATTGTCCTCGAAGCCGGTCACGCAATACGGGCCAGCCAGGCCGCGTGGAATGACGACGCCGACGCGCTGAAACGGGAACGGTGTCGTGCCGGCGTTCTGCCAGACCTCGGTCGTGAACGGCCCGAAAAGATACAGCTGACCGGCCCAAGGAACTGCGCGCAGCAAACCATCCGGTTTTGATTCTGCGTTTGCGAACGAAAGTGGATCGACATTGGTATCTTGGAAATCCGATGCGAACACGCGCCCGTCGGAAATCGTATAAACGAAATAGCCATCGAGCTGGCACACCGAATTCGGCGCCGGCAGATCGGCGTCGTAGTTCATCGTGATGGTCGTGGGCAGATCAAACTTGGCATAGTTGCCGTCCACATCACAGAACACTTTCTGCGGCGTCGGCGCGGAATTGTTGCGCGCGAAGAAACCCTTCGCGCTGCCGGTGAGAGCTCCCATGTCGACGGCGGCGCCGCCGGCCCCAGACAGCGTCACCATGCGATTGTTGAACGCGCAAAAAAGCGTTCCGTTGACTTCCGTCGCACCGCGAAAGCCGACTTGGGTCGTCGTGCCGAAATTGAGCATGCCTGGCGCACGCCGGAAAATTGCCGGCGCGGGAGCCGCCGGCCCGAGCGGCTCGATGTAGGCATTGATGATGCGCCCGCTTGCTTCCTGGCTGTGACCCGACGTCCCAGGAAAGCTGCTGTCGGGGAACGGTACTTGCGTTTGACCGAGCGGCATTACGTTCCTCGCGAGAAATTGCCGATCGGCGTGCGCGTGCGATTCCCACGCAGCTGACCGTCGGTGCGCAGTACCTGGCGCGTCGAGGCCGGCCGGCCAATGATGCGCAGCGTGAGCTCGGCCTTGTCAGCCAGCTGCGCGAGCGCAGGGTCGCTGGCGAGATTGAATGCGGGCGCGCATTGCCAGGCGATCCATGCCGCCAGCGACAAAAATATTGCGTCCTCGATATCGCCGCCCGTCGGCGGATTTGAATCTCCGGCATCGGGAACGTAGACGATGCCGAGCGCAGCGAGCGTAGCGAGGCTAGGGTCGACGATGCCGTCGACCCTGCTCACTGCCTCGTCGCCGGGAGCCTGCCCAGGCACGAGCACGCCCAGGTTATCGAGTGTTTGATCGACGAGCTCGCGGCGTGTTCTGGACATTAGTAGTCCTTCTCTGCAGAAGATGCCGCTTTGCGTTCCTTGCTTTCCGCGGCGAGCTCCTCGTCGCTTTTAGGCGCCGCAGTGCGCGCCTCAACCGAGTCGTTGTAGAGGAAGTTGAACAGAAAACCATACGACGTCCCGCCCGCGATCGGCGGATCGAAAAATACGTGCAGGCCTTCCTCGTCGGTAAACGGCGGCCGCTTCGGATCGAGCATACGCGCGTTGCCGCTGACCTCGGTCACAGCGTCGGGCTCCTCACTCAAGCCGAGGCAACCCCACTCGATCACGAGCTCATTGAACGCCGCGACGGCGCCCACCTGCACCGACGCCTGTACGGGGATCAGAACGGATCCGAGCACGAGGCCCTCGGTATCGGCCTTCGGTGCTGCGGTCGCACCCTTGCGCTTCTTCGCAGTCTTGGTCTTTTCCTTAGCCATTGAACGGCACTCCCGGTTTGAATTGCGAAACGAAAAAACCGGCGCACCCCAGGATGGAGCGCGCCGTAGGCTGGGGGTTTATGCGGCAGGATTACCGAGCGTGCTGGCACCGCCAGTGATGCGGACAGCGAGCCGGTTATCGACCACCTTGACGCCGTAGAGCACGTCGAGGCGATAGTTGCTCACGTCGTTTGCACCATCGTAGTAGGGGATGACGCGAACGCTGGTGCCCTTATAGCTCTCACGAGCAACATCGACTGCGCCAGGCGGGCGCACCATCGGCACAACGACCAGCGCGAAAGCGTCGCGGTGGAACATCATGTTCTGCCGATAGCTGCCGGCACTGTCACCGACGATCTGCAGCGTGACGCCGACGGTCGGTGGAATGTCCACCGTGCCCCACTGCGGGCCGTCCGAGCCCGACAGCGGAATGATCGGCGGCGTGATCACCAACGTGGCTGCGCCGGCCGTGGCAACGGAGTCGGCGACGACCGTGAACATCTGCTGATAGGGCAGCACGGCCTTCGTCACCGGGTTCAATGCCTTGACGGCGGTGACACCCGTGCCGAGCGTGAACACAGTACCGGCCTTGATGGTACTGCCTGCGGGTGACCAGGCGGCGGTGTTGATCGACATCGTGCCTGGCGTTGCTTCGGTGTTGGCGACTGCAGCGTAGGTCGTGCTGAGCACGCCTGCACCGGCAGCGGCGGCGACTGTCGCCGGCGAGTCCAAGTTGCCGGGACCGACAAACGTCGGCACGTTTTGCGACATGAATGTCGCAACGTCACCGATGCGGCCGATCTCACCCTGGCGATAGGCTTGTGTGCCGATCGCTTGCATGAACAAAGCGGTTTGCGATGCCGCCATTGCCCAATAGCTGTCGGGCGCGAGCACGGCGCTACGCATGTCTTGCGGACATGCTGTTTGATCGAGCCGCTCGGCCGCACGCGCGAAGTCCGAGAACGAATCGATCAGCGCGTCAGCGCCGGTTGCCGGCTGTCCCACCCAGTTCGGAATCTGCGTGAATAGGTTCATCACGTCGACGTCGACTTGGTTGGCGAGCCGGATGAGTGCTGGCCGGATTACGCGATCGGCCAGGTCTTCGATCTTCAACGTCAGTTCGAACGAACTGAATTTGAAATCCACGCCCTTCTGCAGATTGACTTGCAGCGTGAGCTTGCCCTCGGTGACATCTTGCACCGGAGAGGCTGCGACAGCACCGGTTCGCACTGCGAACTGTTGCGGTTTGCGGATGCTGATCGTGTCACCGACGTCGTAGCCGTTGACCTTTTTGTCAAATTCTTCCTCATACCCGCGATAAACCTGGCGGCCCATCACGAGTTCGTTTTCAAGAATTCTCACCGCTGTTTTTGCGATGATACTCGGATTTAAGACGGTGTTAGCCATTTGCCTTGGCTCCTATGTGCCAAGGCTCGGGCCGGTCACTTACAAACGGTCGCCGTAAAGCTTTTTCAGATAAGCGTTCATGGATGCCGTTTGTGATGGCGGTGAAGCACCGCCGCCCTTTAGGGGCGCGATCGGCTTACGAGCCTGTGTCTGCGTTTTCGGGTTTGTCGGCAGCGACAGGCGGCCCTCTAGCCGTCCGATTTCTCGGGCGGCCGCTTCGGGGCTCATGCGGTTTAGTCGAGCGAGCTTGGACTGATCTTTCGCGAGCACGTATCCGATGCGTTCGGATTTTTTGCTCTCAAGCAGCAGGCGTTCGATGTGCGGTGCTACGGGAAGCGTGGCCTTGGCCATCACCTCGCTGTAGTCCTTCACGCGGGATTTGAATCGGTTCTCACGTTCCTTGTGGTCAGCGATCAGATTCGAAACACGTTCTTGCTCGCGATCGATCTGTTGCTTGAACTCTTCGCGGACCTGGCGCGTGACTTGTCGCCGATCTGTCTCCCATGCCTGTCGCGCAACACTGAAACCGACATAGTCGTCCCGGTATTGCGGGTCTGCCTGGTTGGGCGGGTCGCCGATTTGCTGCCACACTTTATATTCGAATGCGCGTTGCAGCTGCTGAGCGTCCGAAGGCACGTCACCGCTTGCGCGGGCACGTAGCGATTCGTTCTCGGCTCTCAGTCGAGTCCGTTCCTCGCGATAGCGCTGGGCGCGCGATTTTTTTTGCTCTTCTGATTCGCCCTCTTCGCTGTCGTCGTCCTGCTCGTCATCGACCGCACCGACGAGATCCTCGTCAGCTGTGGCCTCTGCCTCTGTTGCCTCGCCTTCGGGTTGATCACCCTCCGGCTCCGGCTCGGTAGGAGTCTCAGCGGTCTTTTCCCCTGCTGGCGCGTCACCGGCTGGCACGGGTTTTGGATCGTCTTCGCCATCAACTACCATCTTACGTCCTCACTCAATTTGCCGCCTTTGGAGCGGCGCTCTTCGCGGCGGCTGGCCGAGCATCGGCTTGCCTGCCCGAAATACTAAATTCTTGGTGGCATCCCCGGCGGGATCCCTGGCGGCCCCGCTGGTGCGCCTGGCGGTGGTCCCGACGGTGGACCCATCGGCGGCAGGCCGCCAACGCCTGGGGGCGGTCCTGGCGGCGGTCCCGGTGGCGGCGGCATCGGTGGCATGGGCGGCGGGCCAGGCGGCCGCGGTACGCCGCCGTTGGCGCCGATCGCCATCTGGGCGAGCTCGCCGACGGCGCCCTGCAGATGCGTGACGGCCTGGATCAGCGCGTCGATCTGCGTCTGCTGGTCGGCATCCGATTTCGGTGGGCCGGCCGGCGCCGAGCTCTCGGCCGCAGCCGCGGCCGCTTCGCCGTTCATGCTCATGCCGGTCAGCATGTGATCGTGCGCGCGATCGAGTTGCGCGGACGCAAAATCCATCTTGTGCCCGGTCGACTTGACGCCGTGCCCGATCATGGCGACCTCGTGCGCCATCTCGGCCTTGCGCAGATCGGCCTGCACGCGCGCCAGATCCACCTGAACTTTATCCCGCTCGATCTGCAGATGACCTTGTGCTTCGGCGGCCTTGCCCGTGACCTCTTTGTCCTTCAGCTGCAGCTCGCCCTGCTTGATGGCGATCGCGGGATCGGGTGGTGGTGGCGGTGGCGGCTCCGGTGGCGGTTCGCCGGAAAGCTTCGCCTCGGCCTGCGCCACTTGCGGCGGCAGCATCATGCGCAGGCGTTTGGCGATGCGATCGGCGAGCGGGAAGTCCTGGCCTTGCACGAACAGATCCGCGAACAGCGGCGCGGCCTGCGGGCCGAGCGTCTGCATCAGCGTCTGCATGCCGTCGCGCGCTTCTTCGCGTTTGGTCGAATAGCTCGGTCCCATCTCGACGCTGACTTGGTAGGCGCCGACCGAGAGGTCGTTCATGGTGACGGTGTCGATGCCGTCGCCGTTCGGATCGATGATTGTTTTATTGATTTCGATCTTGGCCATTTTGCCGTCGTCGCCGACAACGCGCAGCGTGCGCTCGGTGTCGTACACGTGTGGGACGAGATCGACGATCACCTGGCCGATGCGCTCGACGGCGCGGCCGAAGGCCTCGATGTAGACGAACGTACCTGTGTCGCCCTCGCGTTGGCGTGCGACGA